TGGGGTTGGGGGAGGCACGGGGCGGCGCGGGCGGGGCGCGGGGCCGCTGACGTCCCTGTAACACGTCAGATAAACCCAACTGAACAGTGTCGATTCGTTGCAATTTGGAGCAGTAGAAAATGACCGTTAAAGATCAAGTTCGTGTTGACCGCCAGTTCCAGGAATCGCCGACCGGGCGAGTGTTCTTTGATAGCCATACGGCAAAGTTGACTGACCTGTCGGGCGTTCGGCTGCTGCGTTGCGGCGTCGATACGGTCCGCCAGTTGTACCGAGGACTGATCCGCCCGGAAATCATGGCGCTGTTCGAGAAACCGGGCGTCATGGTCGAGTTCGCTGGGGAATTCTGGCATGCCGGTCGGGTAGGGCGAGACTCAGGCTATCAATACAAGCTCCAGAACGCCGACCTCGGGTTCATCCTGCTCATCAAGAACTTCAACGCCAAGCTGGAGAACATCGGGCCTCACCTGAAAATCGAGGTGTCACCGCACGCCATCGACGCGCTGTCGCCTGAGCGTCTGCAGGAGCGCATGGATTATTACGCTGCAGCCGTGATGACCCATCGCGAACGCAACCAATGCGCCGTGCACCTCGCCCTGGATCTGCAAGGCTGGAAGCCTCCGGTGGATCTGGTGGCGCGCCTGCATTGCAGGGCTCGGACGCACCGGGATATTTCAGGCATCAACGAAATCAACTGGGCGACCAAGTCCAGCGTCTACGGTCGTGGCGAAACGTCCATGTTCGGCTCTGCCGGTGGCGTCCAGCTCTGCATCTACAACAAGACCGAACAGGCCCGCGCGACCGATAAGCTCGATTTCTGGGAAAGCGTCTGGCGTCGTCGTGATTCCTTCGATGCGACCGACCCGGATAACTACAACCCAGAGGCTGACGTGTGGCGCATCGAGCTGCGTTATCACCATTCGGTCATCCAGCAGTTCGCCAGCGGGTCGATCAGCGCTAAGACAGGTGAAGCCATCGAAACGGATTCCTTCGCAGCCTTCGCGGGCCATCTGGACGGTCTTTGGCGCTACGGGCTGTGCCAGTTCAAGTTGCTGCATCGGCCGGGGCAATACGAGCCGAGCTGGACGCTCATCCGTGATGATGTTCGAGTCGATGTGCCGGTTGATTCCCTGGTGGATGAAACCGAGTACAAGCGGTACTACAAGACCTCGCGGGGCTTTTCGGGCAAGAACGTCGAGCTCTTCCTGGGAAACTTCGTAAGCCTGCTGGCACGGGAGCGAGTGGGCGCTAAAACCGCATTTGATCGACTGAAAGATTGGGAATGTTGGCCGGTCATTCGTGATCACTACGCCGCCAAGGACATGAGCGAGCGGGATCTGTATAAGCACATCAAGAACCTGCTGCAAGAAAGGCATGTTCGATGGGGTAGGGCGGTCTGATGGCGATCGAGCAACTGCCTGATGGTCGCTGGAAAGTCGACGTTGAGCCGGTGAAAGGGCGTCGTTTTCGTAAGACGCTGAAGACCAAAGCTGAAGCGATGCGCTTCGAAGCGACCTGCCGATCCAGGTGCACCGAAACGCCTGATTGGGCACCCCGTCCAAAGGACAAGCGCAGGCTCTCCGAGCTGGTTGAACTGTGGTTCGATCTTCACGGCGTCTCGCTCTCCGATGGTGTTCGGCGTGTGGCGATCCTACGGGCATGCGCAAAGGCCATGAGTGACCCGGTGGCTCGTATGGTCGATGGCGCCAAGATTGCCGCCACACGTGCCCGCTGGATAGCAGCAGGCGTAACCGGCAAGACGGCGAACAATCGTCTCGGTTACCTGAAGGCCGTTTACAACGAGCTGCACAAGCTCGACGTGATCGACTATCCCTGCCCGTTCACCCGTATTCGCCCGGTCCGGTTGCAAGAGCGGCCCTTGGCCTACCTGACGAAGCCGCAGATTGTCGAACTGCTCGAAGCGCTCCAGGCGCGCACCACGTCTCCACATCCGGCCATGGTGGCGCGAATCTGCCTAGCGACTGGGGCAAGGTGGGGTGAGGCTCAAGCGCTGCGACCGGAGCGGATTCGAGGCAATGCCCTGGTGTTCGCCAATACGAAGTCCAAGCGGGTGCGGATGGTCCCGGTAACGCCGGAACTGGTGGCAGCGATCAGGAAACATTGGCAAGCGCACGGGCCGTTCACCAACTGCATCGGTGTGTTTCGCATGGTGCTGCTCTCGACCTCGATCAAGCCGCCACGTGGGCAAGCAAGCCATATCTTGCGCCACACCTTCGCGGCTCACTTCATCATGGGCGGTGGGCATATCGTGACGCTGAAAGAGATCCTGGGTCATGCGTCGCTGAATATGACGATGCGGTACGCGCATTTGGCTCCCGAGCACCTGCATGATGCGATCAGGCTCGGGCCGATGGCGGATCTCTCAACCCCGGCCCTCGGTCAGTAA